AAGAGTACCAAATTTATTTGGCCTGCGCTGACGATGGCACAGGCCATTCAATCACTAACGGCAAACCATTAAAAACATACGAAGAGTGGCTCGCGTCCTGAGCCACTGACCCAGTATAATGATCACATCAACAGGAGATAATATGAGCTACGCTAAGATTTGGAACCCAACCGGCGACATCACGTTCGAGGTGCGCATGGATCCACTGGGCGCCGGTAAGTACGACGTGTGGGCAGTGCAAGGTGGTTATGCACGCAAAATCACATCAAACTGGTTTGCCGATCGTAAGGATGCAGAGGCATTATTTTTATCTAAGGATTACAATCAATGGATGGAGGAACTACAATGAAAGCACTACAAGCATATATTAATCGCATAAACAAGCGTGCGCTTTATCCTGTCAGTCTCGACAGCGCAGAAGATCGTAAGCGCATCGCGCGTCGTATTGACAACGAGCTGAGCCCTGAGAACCTAACCATGGACGGCGAGCTCTCACGCTCTGAGGTCAACCGCAGGTATAATAATTTAATCCGAGTCGCTGAGCAGTTACAGAAACTCGATCCAACAATTCAATTTTGGGAGGTGTAATATGAGCACACGATATGAGGTACAGCAAGACACTATTTGCGACGGATGGACTAATACTTGGACTGAGTACGACGACGACAACAACGCCCAACCAATGACCTTTGACAGTTTTGATGAGGCATTGGATGAGCTAAACGAGCACTTAAATGACTGCGATAAAGAGTACAAGCGTGGCAATATTGATGCCCCTTATGAACGTGATGAATTTAGAATTGTGGAGGTTAAATAATGAACATTACAATGACAATCGAGCAGTACAACAAAATCAAAAAACTCGCAGATTTTGCCCAGTGGTACATAGACGAGCACTGGGGTGCCTCAGGTAGTAAGGAAATTATTGAGCAGTGGGAAGCGGATCGTGACGAGGTAGAGCGTGGCATTAACGCTCTTGAAGAGGTAGACCAACAAATTCAATTTAGCTAGGAGGAAACACAATGAATAAGTACCGAGTTTACGCATCATACGTGGTCGAGCTGTACTACGACCTCGAGGCAGAGTCGACAGACGACGCATACGACAGGGCGTACCATATTGACGTTGCGGACTACACCCGCACGGATATTGAGGATGGTTGGCAAATTGACAGGATAGAGGAGATCAAGGTATGACACGCAAACACAGACTAGCATTTAACGCACTCAAAAAGATCAACGCACCAGTGTACGAGCGCTGTGACATTGAGAACTTTCAGATCAGCGCCGAGCATAATTTCGACCCCAAGTACGGCGACACATTGTGGGCAGATTATTATGAGGGCGACATGATGGGCAGTGACTGGGAGTTTGGCGTCAACCCACGCATTACTGAGACGTTAAACAAATACGGATTACACGCAGAATGGATCAACGCAGGCGAACTGGGAGTATACGAATGAGCACAAACAATGTAGACAATTTAAGTGATCAAGAGGTATCGCAAATAACCTTATACGCAAAAGGGTTAATCGAGGGCATCAGGGACGTCTTGCCAAAAGACAAAGCAGACCTTATACTCGAGGATTATTGGTACGCGTGGGACAACACAATTGACATGAACATTATGTACGATCCGCAATACAACAACCACGTGCTCTGTTTATACCCAGTGTATAATCAGGTACGTGATGATTCAACATTTCAACGATTCATTTTAGGTACAAGGGGATAACATGACATTCACATTAGCAGACGTAAACAACATCGAGTTTGACGAAGAGATCAGCGAGGCAGACTACTACGCCTCCATACAGCGCGCAATTAACAGTGGTATGTGGTCACTCCAAGGATCGTATGGTCGCACCATGATGGAGGCAATAGAGGCAGGCAAATGCCTTTTAGGTCTCAAGAGTGCCAGTGACTACTGGGGCAACACAATCCCATCACGCCTCCAAGTACAGGACGGCACCAAGGGATCGTGGGAGTACGTAAAGCAACACAACGGCGTAGTATGGGCAAACAAAATGGCGGGGGTGAAATAATGGCTAACTTAACTAAAAACCAATTGGCATTACTGAGCGATATCTTGACGCAGTATTGTGAGGACTGTGACACGTCGAAAACCACGGCGCACCTAGTCGACAACATATGGCATACAATCGCTGTAATGCACGGACTGATTGACGACGAGCACACCACACCTAAATTTGAACCCGCAGAGGAGGAATAACCATGGCATTCTATTACTTTGGCAACATAGAGTTTGGTGATTTTGTAAAAGGCGACGACCATCATCCGGTGGCGCTGATCCACGCAGTGCACGACACCCGTGAGTTTGCTACCGAGGACGAGGCAGACGACTACATGGTAGAGCAAGGGTTTGGCGGGTATGTTAACGCCGACTCTAAGAACATTGAGATATACTTTGCAAAGAAATAAAAAAGTCTGTATAATAAATTTTTAACGGAGGAATTATGAACACAATCAACGTACCATCATTTACAGCAGTACCTGCACGCACTGACGACATCGTCGACCAGTTGGGCGCAGTCAAGCAGGCAATCGACGAGCTCGAGGCGACAGCACGCAAGTTTAAGGCAGAGCTCATCAAGCGTGGCGTAGGCACCTACGAGGGCGCTAAGTTCTTTGCCGAGGTGCAACACTACGATCGTGCCACGATCAGTCCAACACTGGTGCGCAAGCTCAGCAACGACGAGTTCGTCAAGCAAGTAACAGAAGTAAAGGCAATTGACGCAGTAGTAGTTAAATTACTTTAGGAGAATAAATAATGCACGGACTACAAACAATGGCTTACCTGAACTACCAATCTGCCGAACAGCAGAAGTTTATCAACGACATACTAACTAAACCACGCCCCCCTGAGAGAAATCTGCTCGAGGTGTGGATTGAATGGAAGAGAGAACAAAATGAGCAATTACAAGTACATTCTAATTGACGAGTTTGGCGGGGCTGTACGCAAGTTTGCGAGTAAGGTGGAGGCTACCCCCTACCTTACTGGCGAAACGCACCTAGAGCCCCTGCCAAAGGTCCCAAAATCGAATCTATACCAACAGGCAATGCTACTACTTGGGGAGGCACCATTTTGATAGCAATAGGGTTTTTATTTGCATTGATATGTTTTTCTACATTACAGGAAGAATTTTCATTAGGCACATTCGGGTGGTTTATGGTGGGCGTCGTTATGATGCTACACAAACCAATTGGCGCAGTAATTTCAACATTATGGGGAGATCGCATTGAAAGAAAACGACATTCTAAGTGACTACCTGCAATCACTGTATGGCATCGAGCCGTTGACAGTTGAGGAAGAGCACGAGCTCGCCAAGAAGATTCAGGAAGGTGACGAGCGTGCGCTTGAGAAGTTAATCACGCACAACCTGCGCTTTGTGGTCTACGTCGTACGTAAGATGACGGCGTGGAACCACGGCAAGGTACCAGTGGAGGATATGGTCGCCATGGGTAACGAGGCACTGCTTACGGCAGGACGCAGGTGGGTGCCTAAGAACAACGCACGCTTTGCCACCTACGCCAAGACGTTTATTGAGAAGGGTGTACGGCGTGACCTAGACAACACGGCAAACATCATACGGCTACCGATTAACATCATGGAGCAAGTAAAGAAGTTGAACTACACCGAGCGCTCGCTATCCCAAGTACTAGGGCGTAAACCCAAGGTAAGCGAGATAGCCACGCTTATGAATGTCACAGAGGCCAAGGTGCACCAGTTGCAGGGGTATATCTCACGCGAGCCAATCTCACTTGACCACATCAACCAAGAGAAGTTTACCGAGGAGCACTTAGATGATTGAACTAAACGAAATACAACAGAGGGCATACGCCCGCTTTATCAAGGCACGCGACCGAGTCGGACTGGGCGCGGTCAAGCCAAACAAAAACTACAGTTGGGTGCCACTATCCGACTACTCGGCGTGCGTGGACGTGGTGGGGCTAAACCATCCCCTATTCATACAGAACGACGAGTGGTTAGAGTACAAGGAGGCGTTCTCGGCGTGGCTAGCAATCGAGCCCGAGTTTAGGCACCACGAGCGTATGCGCATGAGCAGGGGCGACTACGGCACGCAGGACAGTTGGGAAGAGCGTGGCAACAAGGTAACAGACATCGTACACAAAATTAAGGAGGACAAATGAGAGTAATATCAACCGACATATTGGATAAGGACGGCAACCTCGAGCGCTTAGAGTTTTACGACGAGCTCGGTGGCTTTCAGTTTCAGGCCATGTGGGACCCAAACGACGAACAGACGGCAGACAAGCGCCGAGAGTTTAGGGAGTGGGCCGAGGGTATGGCTAGTAACATGGGGCACGAGGTGGTTAAATGAAGATAAACGACGACTATGGCAAGGAGTCACGGCGCAAACTGATCGAGCACGACCCCAAAATGGACAAGATGAGACGCAATGAGAATTTGTTGGTACTTTTCTTGTTTTTATACCTCGGGGGACACGTGATTTATGCTCTATTTTTCACATCGTGAAACGAAACGAGCTAAGTCATTGATGTTTGACGGGCTCGCGGTACTTGCGGGGGTACTTTTACTATTTTTATATTTTTTTAAAAAAGAAAAATAAAGATAGAGGGTAAACTGGAATTAACCCCCGCAACCCCCGCATCCCCGTCGAACATCAAGGACTTACAGCAACTCATTTCACATCGTGGAATATTAGCACCTAAAAATTTGCATTAGTAAGTGTGAAGAAAGGAAACTATGACAGATAAACCAATTTGCTTACCCGTGCAGTTTGCCACGATCCCCTTGGAGCTTAAACGCATCCCAAGGTGGGTGTTGTGGAGACTTGTCGAGGTAGGTGACGAGGGCAACAAAAGATGGTCCAAGCTACCGACGCAGGTCAGTGGCCAACCCGCCTCGTCAACCAACCCCGCAACGTGGACAGACTTTCCGTCCGCACAGCACGCCTACGAGGAAGACCCCGAGAAGTTTGCAGGTATCGGGTTCGTCTTCACATCGGAAGACAACCTCATCGGCGTGGACTTAGACGACTGCTATGACTACATCGCAGAGCGTTTCACAAATGATGCACTGCAACATATCTCTGACGAGCTCCTTGGATACCACGAGATCAGTCCGTCCGGCACTGGCATCAAGATATTCACCCGCTCTGATCTAGCGCACGCCCACGTCGACCACAGCCAAGGACTAGAGATTTACCCACAGGGTAGGTTCTTCACAGTCACCGGTCACTACCTAGGCGGTACGATACCAACCGAGGCGCAGGATCTCTCGGCGTTCATACCCGAGCGCGCACTGCACGTCACAGGTGACGCGTTTGCGGACTACGTGCCACCGGTCGAGGGCTACGACCTGCACCGAGTTGAGACCGAGCTACTATCCAAGCTCGACCCTGACTGCGGGTACACAGACTGGCTAAGCGTCGGGTTCGCTCTCTTCCACCAGTTTGGTGGGGACGTCGAGGCCTGTGAGTTGTGGGATCGTTGGAGTGCGCAGTCAGGCAAGTACTCATCAAACGGCTGTGAGTCGAAGTGGCGCACGTTCAAGAGTGGTGGCGCGACTCTACGAAGTATTATCTTTAAGGTTAATCAGAAAGAGAGGGCGGATTCGCTTGCTCGGGGAGAGATAATACTCGACTCGGGCGCTATGAATCACGCACGCACCTTTCTCGACGCGCTCTACTCTGCGGAGGAAGGCTACCGGCTAGTACACTATGCGGAAGACTTTTTTATACACGCGGGCACGCACTACGAGATTATCGAGGAGGCAACGATCCGCTCGAGGCTCTACGCGTTCCTTGATAAATGTAAGAAACCGGCCAAGGGTGGTGCCTTGGTACCGTTTAACCCGTCACCAGCGAGCGTCTCGGCCTCTATGGATGCGATTAAGTCGATTGTGCACCTACCTAATCATGCAAACACCAAGCCACCGATTTGGTTTGAAGAGTATCAGGCAAATAAGCCCGACGCGTCGAAGTTGATCAGCGTCAAGAATGGCCTCTTTCACCTAGAGGACAAGATCTTACTGCCACACTCGCTTGGGTTTTTTACACAGCACTCGCTACCATTCGAGTACGATCATAGCGCGACCTGCCCGCAGTGGGACGCGTTTTTACAGTCGATATGGGACGATGATCAGGAGTCGATTGACGCACTGCAGGAGATGTTCGGCTACATCCTGTCGGGAGACACGAGACAGCAAAAGTTTTTTAACATAATTGGTCCGCGACGTAGCGGTAAGGGCACGATCAACAAGGTGCTAGTCTCGCTATTTGGGCAACACAACACTGTCGCACCACAATTGGAGGAGCTCTGTGATACATTTGGCTTACAACCATGGCTTGGAAAACCCCTTGCCTCATTTACTGACGCTCGTGCACCTGAGCGTAATCGTAGCGCTGTTGTTAGTCAGTTGTTGCGTATTGTGGGTGGTGATACTGTCACCGTTAATCGAAAAAATAAGGACGCATGGTCGGGCTATCTGCCGACGCGTATTATCGTATACTCGAACGAGGCGTTGCAGTTAACCGAGAACAGTAACGCGCTCACCGGACGTATGTTGGTGCTTAAGATGAACAAGTCATTCTATGACAAGGAGGACACCGACCTGTTCAACAAGCTGTCAAACGAGTTGGCCGGTATCTTTAACTGGGCAATGGCAGGACTTGATCGCAGACTGGCGCGTGGCGGGCACTTCGTACAACCACAATCCGGCAAGCAGTTGTTACTGTTGATGGAGCAGTTGGGTAACCCACTGAACTCGTTCGTTGAGGACACGTTCGTGTTTGACCCAGTGTCACAGGTTAAGAAGGATGACGTGTTCTTGTGTTGGAAGAGGTGGGCTGTTAAACGTAGCCTACCCCCCGGATCTGAGATGTCGTTTAAGCGCAGGTTCTTAGCCGCGACACAAGAGAAACGCATTGAGACAGGCGAGAGCCGAGCAGATGGTGAGCGCGTGCCAATTTACCTTGGCATACGGTTTAACACATCGGCCGGCGAGTACTTAAAATCAGTTGAAACATTTGAAACGGAAGGATATTGATGGATAACAAAGATGAGTTAATGTTTTACGCGGGTCTCGCGTTAATGGGCCTAGTGGCGCGCGGGGAGGCACCAAGCTCCGCGTCTCAGCAGGCGTGGCAGTACGCCGAGTTTATGATGACACACAAGCCACAATGAAGGCCATCGTAATCGCTACAAAAACCGCCCAGTGTCTGCCAGTTTTACTGGCAAGCATTGAGGCGTACGTGCCCCACGATGTAGTTACGTTTATCAGTGGATCACCGCAACGTTGTAAAGACCGGAGTTCTTCAAACACACAAAATGACGGCAATACATTTGGAGAGTCATACAATGCAATTGTTAAGGAGGCATTTAAGTTGCACGATGAAATTATCGTGGTAAATGACGACGTGGTGTTGACGCCGTCAACGTACGCTAAGTTGACTGAGGACCTAGGGTTTTTGCATGGTCAGGGGCATAAAGTTGGCTGGCTTGGGGCCCGCAGTGATTTTACCCACCCAATCCAGCTCGTGCAAAATTTAGACCCAAACCTAATCCACAGAGCAAGTAGGGTATCACCGCTCTTTGCGTACGTTAGCCGGCAGGCGTGGGTAGACTACCCACCCATCAATTGGTACTCGGACGATATTCAATGCGCGGATATGGTGGCTAATGGGTACGAGCACTTTGTATCAAGGGCGTATGTGCACCACGTTGGCAGTCAAACAATTGGGCTGGACAACCAAAAGAATCACTTACAACCACGGGAGTGGATTCAAACAAATAGGCCCGACATGTACAAAAGATTTTATGAAGTTTAATTTTAAAAAAACAATTAAGCGCAATGGTTTTACCACTATTTTTGGTGGGGTGGGGTTGCCTCGCACTGTTTTTGTTGATCCAAAAGGCAAGCCGGTATATCATAAACGAACTCGTATGCAGATGTACCGCAGGGCCTCGCAGGGGTGGCGTAACAAAACCTACACGCGCCTGTGCGCGTTAAAACTATATGTGCAGTTTGGCATACGTAAACCAGCAACACGATTTAGGAGATAGTATGTACCACACAGTAAAGGAGTACGAAGAGGCAGTAAACCGAGTACCAATGACCGATGAACATATTAGAGAAATGATTACCACGTTAAACAAAACGAACAAGATGTGGAACATGCGTGACTTTGTTAGAACAGTTGAAGAATATCATGGGATAAAAAATGAAAGTTAAAATGATTGACCCGCCTAAGGGATGGCTGTATGGGTTTCCTAAAGAGATACCGGAGGACGTAGAAAACACCACGCAGTGGTTGATTGACAACGGATACCCCGAGAAGTTGATTAAAGACTTTGGGACCGCTTTTTATGTACGTGGATGGTGGAAGGAGATAGAATGAATAACGCCGTAGTCACGGAGCCAAGGCCATTTTTTTGCGGAGTCTACAAGTCAAAACCCCTTACAAATCAAGAGATTATCGGCATTAGAATGCAAACCGAGGGCGACATAATTGCGTTTGCCCGCGCAATCGAAGAAAGGCACGGAATAAAATGAAACGTAAAAAAGAAAACTTTAAATTTACCATCAAGACAATCAGCGAGAACGAGGATGGCTCGGCTAATTGTGAGGTGGAACTAAACGACTACACCAAGGGCAAACTGATTGAGCTCGGCGTCATATCTATTTTAAAAGAACACATCGCACAGGAGAAAATGAAAAATGCAAAAGAAATTAGCGTTTAATAAAAAATTGTTTTTGATTTTTGCATTAGTATTATTAATCCCAAGTGTATCCCTTGGTAATGGTATATCCGTATCGGCCTCGGAAATAGATAACCCCAGTGGGAGTCGTTGCCGCGTGGTGTTAACAGACTACCGACCAAACTCTAGCGTTATGTATGTTGGGAATTGTGGTTGGACAGGATTAAAAGGTATTGGGGCCTACGTGCAGGCATGGAACCACTCAAACCATATCAAGGTAGTGCGTGGGCATTTTGAATCAGGCACCGTCCAGTCATTTGCCAAGGTTACATACATAAACAGACTAGAGGGCATAGTGCAGACATACGAGGAGAGTATGTTTATCACCAAGAATTTAAGGCAGTACGACCTAGCCGATTTAATATCCGACGCAAACCAATCCGGTTTGCATTTTAATAACACCGTGTTTGCTTATATTAAATTTGCAAATTACGTTGACATAAGAGAATAACATGAAAAAATTATTAGGTGGGATCATTGTATTAGGCTTAACGGCCTGTTCGTCAACCCCACAAAAACAAGTATTCGCAGTTCCAACCAACGGACAAAATGTGCCGATCACATCGGTGGCTAACATACCGGCCATTTCGTTTGTGTACGAGCCCGACGTAACACAAATGAGTAGGCTACAGGTTATTGATGCCACTCGTCTATGTGAAGACGCGGGCCTCAAAGCATCACCAGTAACCGCGCGCCGTAGAATTACAGGACAAACGTCGGACGTTATTGTTGATATTCAATGTGTGCCACGGTACCGTTAAGGAGATACCATGATTAATATTATTGTAGGTTTTGCTCTAGGTTTTTTTGTTGCCACGATGGGGCTCACAGGGGTAGCACAAACTGTTGACAACGTCATTAATAAAATAAAAACAACCACCATCAAACTGGAGGAATCAAAATGACTAACAAAAAACCGCCGTTTAGTGTAGTGTTTGATGAGGGTGTGTTTGATGAGCTCGCAGAAGACTCAGACCTGACACAGGAAGAACTCGACGCATTTGTTGCTGGTATTTTTGAACTAGCAGAAAGTGGCGAGATCGTTAATTACTCCACACCAGTAGAGGAGTTACCCGAAGAAGAGCAGGCTGAGATCATTGATATGTTAAAGCACAAACAAAAGAAGACGAGGCACTAATGAAAAAGTATGACTACTACAAACTAGACGTTGGGTTTTATCCTGACGTGATGAAGGTTTGCTTTTCAAACAGTGTATTCCAGCAGATACTAAAAGACCACAAGGTCACCATGAAGGCCGAGGCGTTAGACATCGGCGTAGCAGAGACGCACCTGATTGGTGATGGCCAAGATGGATTGGTTATCTTGGTGTTTAACTTAGAGGCGCTTACCGACGGCATCGACGAAGTAATCGGCGCGATTGCGCACGAGGTCAGCCACGCAATTGATCATTTGGCCGAGTACATCGGCGAAGATGATGGCATCAAAGGGGAGACGCGCGCCTATCTTAGCGAGTCACTGGTACGACAATTGTTTAAGATAACGATGGCGGAGAAAAACAACAATGCTAGAAAAGCAGATCGAAAAATATCTCGTAAAAAAGGTAACACAAAGCAAGGGGCTAACGTTCAAGTGGATATCCACAGTGGCGGGGGTGCCGGATCGGCTAGTGTTTCTGAACAATCAGGTCCACTTGGTTGAGCTAAAGACGGGAACCGGCCACCTATCGCCTAGGCAGGTCTTAGTGTTTGACCAGCTCGGCGAAGCCGGCTTTCCGGTGTACATACTACGATCATACGAAGACATCGAGGAGTTTATCCGTGACGCGACCACCTAAACCAACGGACTACAAACACGGAGATTTCCACCATCCCACCGGCAGAATTTTTTCCGGCTATACATGGCGACAAAATTTTTGGCATGCCAACCTGTATCACAGCAGGACTAAGGAAGAAGCACACATTGAGATAATGTATAACAACGCACTTCAACGAGCCAGATTATATAAGTTACCGTTTGATATTGACATTGAGTACCTTAAGTCAATCAAGACAGATAGGTGCCCCATATTTGATATGGAGCTATCGTGGGGAAAGATAGGGGAGGGCCACAAAAACATGGCAGCAAACTCCCCGTCGCTAGATAAAATAAAGCCGGAGTATGGGTACATAAAGGGCAACGTCTGTATTATCAGCAACAAAGCAAACACCATAAAAAATAATGTAAACTACGAAGAACTATACAAAGTCGCGGATTGGTTATACGAAAAAGAAAAGGATGTAGAAAAAAATGTTAAACCGGAACAGCTTGCATCAATACCAAAAAAATCTAATCGAGCAAGCAAAGACGATCGACAACTTGGGTTTGTTTTTACCACCGGGCTTGGGGAAGACAGCGACGACGCTAACGATTATCGCGGAGCAGTTCAAGGGGAAAACTCTTATCGTAGCGCCAAAGAGGGTAGCGGAGACAGTATGGGACACGGAGGCAAAGAAATGGAAACACCTGCAACACCTAAAGATAGCCAAGATCCTCGGGACACCGGCTCAACGGTTGACAGCGCTCGCGAGTTCTTCGAACGTGTACGTAGTCAATCTCGAGAACTTGATTTGGCTACTGGAACAGCCCGAGGCAGTATTCCAAAACCTAGTAATTGACGAGTCCAGCCGGTTTAAGGACCCCAGCACCAAGCGATTTAAGGCACTTAAAAAGCATTTAAAGGGCTTCCAGAGGCGTTTAATCCTCACGGGTACACCTACCCCTCAGGGCATCGGAGATCTCTGGTCACAGGTAGGCATATTGGACTTAGGGAGCCGTTTAGAGACGTCCTTGACCCGCTTTAGGGACAAGTACATGGAGCCGGACCAATTTAACCGCCATACACGCGTGGTATATAGCTGGAGGATAAAGAAGGGCATGGACAAGGTAATCCAAGACAAGATCTCAGACATTTGTTTTAGCCTGAGGGCCGAGGATTATTTGACACTACCGAAATTAACTGAGCTGTATCACAAAGTAAACATAGCCCCAGCGGAACGTACACAATATGACACACTTAAAAAAGATATGGTCACCGAGCTTGGGACGGAAACGATCACGGCCCCCACTGCTGCCGCGCTCGCGGGTAAGCTCTTACAATTCACCAGCGGGGCAGTCTATTCCGAGGATGGTGAGTGGCACGAGGTCCATACGGCTAAGATGGAATTTCTTGAGTCGATCTTGGAGGAGTCCTCGTCCCCGACACTCATTTTTTATCACTTCAAGCACTCGCTTAGTAGACTCCAGGCTAGGTTTCCGGAGGCTGTCGTGCTTGATGATACCAACATACAGGCGTGGCGTGATGGTAAGATCAGAATTATGCTGGCGCACCCGCAATCAGGTGGCATTGGGCTCAACTTACAGTGTAACGTTGGAGAGACAGCGCAGACCGTGTGGTATGACCTGCCGTGGAGTTCAGAGAACTACATACAAGCCAACGCACGGATCTACCGCCAAGGCCAAGAAAAACCGGTTATTATTCATCATCTGACCATAGCCGGCAGCATCGACGAACAAGTGGTCAAAGTATTGGACGGAAAAATAAATTTGCAGGACGCCCTGCTAAACGCCCTAAAATTTGCATTAGTATAATATAAGGAGAAAAAATGACAGACTTAGAACTTATAGAGCTAATGAACGGGATTGTCAAACTGGCCAGGCCAGTGAGTGCTGACGATCTAAAACTAGACAGTCTGGATGTGTTAATAAAAGATACCGGACTAGATAGCCTTGATTTTTTGATGGTTGGCGTATATCTATCCGACGTGTACGGTGTGTCTGAGGAGGTAATTAAAGAGATGAAGATGACACCGGAGAGCACCGTACGTGATTTTGTTAAGTACATGCAAGACAATAAAACCAAAGAGCCTGCCAGTGTAAAAGAAGCCTTAGAAAGTATTCAATGAGCATTTATTTAACAGACTACCGCACAGCGCACGCGACGCACGTTGACCTCTTTGATGAGATGGTGTACCCACAACGGGCCTATTGGTTTCCTGAGCTGTTTGCAAAGAAAGACACGGGATTGATCTACGTGCCACACAAACTAGCTGAGAAAGTTTTAGATGCGCGATTACTAAAATCCCTCCGCGATAGAGCCGGTAAGACTGCGTTTATTTTTGCTTCCGGAAATGCGCACCTTGCCGGCATCAATCCATACGCTATCAAGAAAAGTCGTTTGACCTATGACTACAAACTGTTACCGCTCACGTTAACACAGGTCTACGCGGGGCGTATTGCTCAGTCGTGTGGCGCGGATGATCTTGTAGTAACCGACGCCAGCGCCTGCGCGTCTAGCCTAAAAGCTATGTCTGACGTGTTCCAGATAATGACATACCAAGGGTTTGATAGAGTGTGCGTGCTAGGTGTAGAAGACACCATCAACGACAAGGTATTGCATTTCTTTGGTGAGTCGGGCGCGTGCTTGACTGCCGACAAAGAAGAGCAGGGCATCAAACCATCGGCGTTTGATAAACACAACGGCGGGTTTTATATTGGGCAGGGCGCCGTGTTTGCCGTGTTTGAATCAGAGCGCGTAGCACAGAACGCACAGGCCAGGTTGTTGGGCGCGGGTGTGGCGAGCGAAAGAAGTACCAACGCTATTGGCCAACGAGACGACGGTGAGGGGTTTGTTAGGGCCTCGGCGCTAGCATTAAAGAACAGTAACACAAGCCCAGGGGAGATCACAATTGTTAAAACGCATGGTACAGGGACTAAGTCAAATAACGTGTCTGAGAAGGCGGCTTTACAGGCGCTGTTTCATACGCCGTTTGTTGCGACGTCATTCAAGCAAATCATAGGGCACACAATGGGCGCCTCGGGTTTATTAGAGACCTGCCTGTTGTTAGATAGTCTAAAGTCTGGTGTAGTGCCAGCTATACCAAACAGGACCGAGAATGACACAGTATTTTTATCTGAACCCATAACAATAAAACGCAAGCCTAAGATTTTGAGTCAAGCGGCCGGCATGGGAAACATTTACGCATCAGCAATTTTTGATACCCAAGTATGAAGAAGATAACAATATACAAAGTCCGCGCAACGGCCCCGCGACTCAGCGATGAGGACCCAGACCCTATTGAGCAGGACGAGACAGAGGGTGTGTCGTCTAGCATCATTGAGGGCTGGCTACCCTGGGATCCGGAGGATATTACTGACGTGCGTAGATTAGTTGAAGAGAAGTTACCACCCAAGCAAAAGTTTATTATAGACTCGTTTTTGGATGGGTTGACATATACAGACGTGTGCGTAACAGAAAAGTATTGGCGCTATCATTTTGCCAAAGGCGTTGAGTTAATCAGAAAGGAGCTAAAGCTATGAGCCACTTTATTGTGGAGTATTTATACAATGACAAGTACATGATGGAGACGCTGATGGGCGTCGAAGACATTGACCTAAGCCACAGTCGATTTGATAATTTGATGGGTGTATGGCAGTGCGAGACAATGGACGAGGTAACTACGATGCAGACACAGATACGGGAGATGAGAAATGCACGACGCAGTGAACAAGCCTAAACACTACACAGATCACCCCAGCGGCGTCGAGTGCATACAGATCACCGAGCATATGGGCTTTTGCCTTGGCAACGCAGTAAAATATATTTGGCGCGCCGACCTTAAGAATGACGCAATTGAAGATTTACGTAAGGCGAGGTGGTATCTTGATAGAGAAATTGAACGGAGAATAACATGATGACGAGTATTGGAGTAACACTATTAATCACAGGCATACTTGCCTATAGCGTGACGGATAATTTTAAGCCAGACTGTGCGCTTTGGAAGCGATTGGTTATCAATTGCATTATCGCAGTTGGCGTGCTGTTAACAATCGTGGGGTACTTATTATGATTCAAGGGTTAACTATAACGGTAGACTGGGAGACCGCCGACGCAATTATGGAGGCACACCTACTAGACACGTATCACTCGTTAACTGACAACATAAAAGTTTTAAAGTCTAAGAAGAAACTAAAAGACTTTGAAAAAGAAGACCTAGAACATTTTGAGCGTGTGCTTGAGGGTATTGAAATTATTGGCTCGTGGTATGTGTATAACTTTGACAAGAAGAAACGGAAGAAAAAGAAATGAACCTATGGAGCGAGTACGACCGGTTTGACCTGGAGCAAGACATCCTTAAGTGTGCACAGGTAGAGGATTACCTTGACGAGTTCTTACGGCAGTACCTAGACAAGGCCGAGCATATGTCAGAGGACGACGTGTATAACTACATCAGTGGAATCAAGTATGCCTCAAAACTTCAAAATCAACGGCTGTGGGATGGCTTTGAGCAGATGGTGCACAATGGGCACTTTGTGCACTTAGCTAAATATAAACCAGATGTAGACGTAGAACTTAAAATAAAGAAAGGCAAAAAATGAGCGAGGAATTATTAGATGATTTTAACGTGACGTTGGAGTTTTCTGTAAAGGAAATTAACGCGTTGTTAAATGTGTTGGCGCAGGGATCATTTATTCAGGTTGTGGGGTTTATTACCGCAATCCAAAAACAAGCGGGACCGCAGGTTAAGCAGGCAAAGGATAGCCTAGAGGCTGTTGAGAAAGCGCAGAAAAATGAATCTTAAAGATTTGTTAAACCGGGCCGGTATCCGTAACGATGTCGATAAGGCACTGGCAGACAAAGAGGAGGCTAGGGAGAAAAAGATTCAAGAAATGGCCGGGGCAGTGACCCGCCTAGTTATTAACCAGTCAATTAAAGAAGCCAAGGCTCGCGCTGCAGAGCGCGACAGACTATTAATTAACCCGGATGGGGCGGAAAAGAAGTAGATTTTGCATTAGTAGATATAGGGCTAGTAAGCTGTCGGGAGACACCCGAACGTCCTATTTTACATACACAAACACAGGAGATTTACAATGAACCCATTTGAATTACGCTATGACTTACTCAAGACCTCCAAGGAGTTCTTAACCGAGCAGTATAACGCTCAGCTAAAGGCCTGGGAAATAGCAGACGAGACAGGTAAAAAACTACTCGAGAAGGCCCCACAGTTCCCCAACATGCACGAGATCATTGACAACGCAATCGAGATGAACAAGTTCATCAGCACCACGATCGAGGCACAATTGGTCGACGGCGTTAAGCGCTTTAACCGTATCACTGCAGTATTTTAGTATTGGTTGCGACTTTTTTGAACCACTTTACAAAAAAGTCGCGACTTTTTTACAATGGGGTAGGTAAAGTTTTGACGAGGGGCCAAGGCTAATATGCAACCCAGCGGACCACGGGGCAGTACCGTGCTACTCCACCAATTAATCATCGCGTCCATCGCTCTATACTTAACCTACCGGTTAGGTTTAGAGCTTTGGTGCATAACTTATGGACTATTATATGGCAACTAAACCTGGCCTCTACGCCAACATTCAAAAAAAGCGTGAACGTATCAAGCAAGGATCCGGCGAAAAGATGCGCAAGCCCGGCACCGCTGGCGCCCCAACCAAGGACGCATTTATTCAGTCTGCAAAGACCGCTAAAAAACCAAAATAATGACAACTAAAAAAGCAAACCCGTCTAAGTACGACCCGGCCATGTGTGATCGCATGATCGAGCTTGGTAAGCTGGGCGCGTCACAAAAAATGATATGGTCTGACCTGAGCATATCAAAAGGCACCGCGGAGACTTGGAAGAAGAAGCACCCGGATTTTGCCGAGGCCTTGGACCTTTCCTTGGTCCACGCACAGGCGTACTGGGAACGTGAGCTACTGGCAAACGTCGACAACAAGGGATACAACAGCCGACTGGCCGAGATTGCGTTACGTGGCCAGTTCCAGCAAGACTACCGAGAGACGCGGGACACTAAAATAGAAGCGAAGATCGAAGCAAAGATCGACTTCCAAAAAGAGATAGCCGATTTGATTTCCGCCCTAAAGTCCCAATAAAAATAAATATTCAGTTTTGACCAAAAAAGGCCCTACGGGGCCTTTATTTTTGCATTAGTATATATACCTAAACAGAATTGAAAGAATAAGATGACCGCACACGCGCTATTAAGCGCCTCCGGATCTAAACGATGGCTAACATGTACGCCAAGTGCCAGACTAGAGGCAACACTCCCCGAACCAAAGAAAAATTCAGACGCATTTGATTTTAGCCAAGAGGGCACTACCGCCCACTCACTGGCTGAGATAAAACTTCGCCAGCATTTTGGACAAATTGGAACCGAGGAATATGAGACAGAATATGACACAATTAAAAACACACCCTACTACAACGACGATTTCGAGGCTAACGTCGATAATTACGTTCTATATGTACGCTCTCAGATCGGTGATGGTGACACCCCGTTATTTGAGCAACGCGTGGACTTCTCTGACTGGGTGCCTGACGGATTTGGTACGGCCGACGTGGTTATACTTTCTAAGCACGCCATTCGTGTCATCGACCTCAAGTTTGGAAAGGGTGTGTCTGTCTCCGCGATCGACAACACCCAACTACGATTATATGCGCTGGGTGCTTATTCCAAGTTTAAAGAAGAGTATCCGGACATCAAAGAAGTATCCTACACGATCCACCAGCCTCGCCTGGACAGTATCAGTACTGATGGCACCACCGTTAATAAACTCATAGACTGGGCCAGTTACTTTGTTAAACCTAAAGCAAAAAAAGCATGGAGCGGATCCGGTGAGTTTATTCCCGGCGACCATTGTCAATTCTGCCGTGCGAAAGCGCAATGCAGAGCGCGTTCTGACTTCAATACGGAGCTCGCTAAGCAAGAGTTTAGAGCGCCGCCCCTTTTAGACGAAGAAGAACTAGCCAACGTGCTAGCCAAGGCACAGGACCTACGGACCTGGGTAGCGGACGTTGAAGAGTACGCGCTTGAGAAAGCAGTTAGTGAGAACAAGCTACCGACTGGCTTTAAATTATCGACCACGGTAACGCACCGCAAGATCACGGACCAGCTACTAGCTGTTGAGGTATTAAAAGATAAAGGTGTGCCAGAAGAACAGCTCTGGGAATCACCAAAGCTAAAGTCAATCGCGACACTAGAAAAGCTAAGACCAAAGGGCCAGGTTGTGGCGTGGTTAGGTGAGCTAGTGCAGCGACCAGAGGGTTCACCCAAACTGGTCCGCGTCCAGGAGACTGCAACGGAAGACTTTAAATGAGCACCTGGCTAATAGCGGGGATGGGCCTCGTGTATTTTATTGTGGCGATTGATCAATTTATGAAGGGCGGCATTGGTACGGGTATCATGTTTATAGGTTACGCGGTTGGCAACGTGGGGCTTGTACTTGTCGCAAAATAGCATGAAGGTTAAATTTTATAACGCAGAGTTTGATATACCGGAATTAATGATTGACAAGTACATTAAAGACTTTAATGGATTATCTGGGCGCGGTCTTCGGCACGAAGTTAATATACTTCGCAACTCAATTGGCAGTATACTTGACGTGGTGGCGGAAGATCCTGAGATGCTACACGAGCCAGAGTACTTAGTTGATTTTATTCAAGCGATGGCAATGAAGAAAGCGATGGAGAAACATGGAATATTTTATGACGCATGAAAAGAAGTTATCACAAGAAGAACTATCAAAGATTCAAGATACCCAAGAGCAAACACTTGCAGATTATTACAGAAGACGTCTAGAATATTGGGATTATCATATTGTGAAAAATATAAGTGAATAATTTTGCATTAGTATATGTAGTAAAGGGTAGACGAACTGGCCCCTATTGAAGTCCAGTTCTACAGGTATAAAGGAATCAAAATGGCTCAAGCCACTACTAAAGTAAAAGTTGTAACTGGTAAAGTGCGTTTCTCGTACGCGCACGTATTTCAACCCGCCTCCTCAATCGAGGGTGGTACACCAAAGTACTCTGTATCAATCATTATCCCCAAGTCTGACAAGGACACCATTGCACGCCTCACAAAAGCATTTGAAGAGACCAAGGCCGCGGCGTCTGCATACTTCGGCGGCGCCGTACCTAAGAACTTAAAGGGTGGCCTGCGTGATGGCGATGCAGAGAAGGACGACCCAGCGTACGCAAACAGCTACTTCATCAACGCAAACTCGGCACAAAAGCCGGGCGTCGTAGATCAAGACCTTAACCCGATCATTGACAGCAGCGAGTTCTACAGCGGGTGCTATGGCCGCGCATCAATCACGTTCTACCCATACAATGCACAAGGTTCTAAGGGTATTGCGTGCGGTTTAAATAACGTGCAGAAGTTAGAAGAAGGTGAGAAGTTAGGTGGTAGCACAACAGCAGCAGCCGACTTCGCAGTTTAAGTAGTATAGTAGTGCAAGGGAGTGCCCGTAGAAACTGCGGCCTCCCTTTTTTATCAACCCATATAACATAGAGAACAATAAATGGATCAGTACCAAGAATACATTGCCGCCAGCAGATACGCCCGCTTTCAAGATGATAAACAACGCCGAGAGACCTGGGCCGAGACAGTAGATCGCTACGTAGACTATATTTTTACTAGAACACCGGCGATACAAGATAAGACAGAATTACGAAATGAAATTTTTGATGCTATCCATAACCTAGATTTAATGCCGTCCATGCGCGCCATGATGACGGCAGGAAAGAGTGCCGATCGTGATAACACCTGTGTCTATAATTGCTCGTATCTCCCGGTGGATGACCCCAAATCGTTCGATGAGGCGATGTTTATATTGTTATGCGGAACAGGAGTCGGCTTCTCTGTCGAGTCTAAATACATATCCAATCTGCCAGAAGTGCCTGAGAAACTTTTCGAGTCTGAACACACCATCGTCGTCCACGACTCCAAAGAAGGATGGGCAAAATCACTCCGCCTGCTTATTGCAAATCTCTACGCAGGCGAGGTCCCTAAGTGGGACGTCTCTTCCATCCGACCTGCCGGAGCAAGACTCAAAACATTTGGCGGAAGAGCTTCAGGGCCGGAACCATTAGTCGACCTGTTTAAGTTTACCGTAGCTACATTTAAGCACGCGGCGGGCCGTCGTTTGAACTCGTTAGAGTGCCACGACCTGATGTGTAAAATTGGTGAGGTAGTTGTCGTGGGTGGCGTACGTCGCTCGGCAATGATCTCATTGTCTGACCTTGACGATGAAAGGATCCGTCATGCTAAAGCTGGACCCTGGTGGGAGACTGCACCTCACCGTGCACTCGCCAATAATAGCGCGGTGTATAGTGAGACTCCTACCGTTGGAAAGTTTATGGAAGAGTGGCTATCTCTATACAATTCACACAGCGGAGAGCGTGGCATATTTAACCGTGAAGCTGCCAAAAATACCGTTGCTAAGTATGGACACCGTGATCCTAACTTTGAGTTCGGAACTAACCCCTGCTCAGAAATTATTCTTCGGCCCTACCAATTTTGTAACCTTACGGAGGCAGTGGTAAGATATGATGACACTGAAGAAACGCTTCTTAGAAAAGTACGAATCGCTTCAATTCTTGGCACAATCCAGGCCACTTTTACAAAGTTTCCGTATCTGCGCAAAGTGTGGCAACGTAACACCGAGGAAGAGAGATTGTTGGGAGTGTCGCTTACAGGCATTTACGACAACCCTCTACTAACAACACAGGGAGACAAACTAAATGAGTTACTATCACGACTTAGAGAGGAAGCTCGAAGAGCCAATGAGGAGTACGCAGCTCTGCTCGGAATACCTAAGAGTGCTGCGATCACTTGCGTTAAACCATCCGGAACCGTCAGCCAACTTGTTGATAGCGCATCTGGAATACACCCAAGACATAGTGCGTTCTATATCCGCCGAGTTAGAGGAGATAAAAAAGACCCTCTTACACAATTCTTAATTAACCAAGGAGTGCCGAGTGAAGACGATGTTTACAAACCTACTCAGACAACTGTGTTCAGTTTTCCGATTAAAGCCCCAGCAGGAATCACAAGATCCGACGTTACCCCAATGGATCATCTCTCCCTCTGGCTCACATATCAACGACACTGGTGTGAGCATAAACCTAGCGTCACGATCTCCGTCGAAGAAAAAGACTGGCCAACAGTCGGCGCGTGGACCTGGGAAAACTTCAGCGAAATCTCAGGGGTCTCGTATCTCCCGTACGACGGCGGCACCTACCGCCAAGCCCCGTACGAAGAGTGCACCGAAGAAGAGTACAACGAGCTCAAAGCCAAAGTCCCAACGATCAACTGGAACGAGTTCAAAGAAGTCACAGACAACGTCGAAGGCGCGCAACAGTTAGCCTGTACCGCAGGAAGTTGCGAGATATAAAAAGTTTACCGATCGGGAATAATTTAATAAAAAGTTAGCAAAAATAAGAAAAAGTTACCGATCGGGAAATATTTCACATGGTGGTGATTTGGGGAGCTTTGGCTCCCCTTTTTTTGCATTAGTATAATTGCCGATACGTCGGACAGCCTAAGGAGCGCTATGATTTTTTCGATTGACTTTGAAACACGCAGTAAGGCCAACCTGCCAGACGTAGGCCTTGACATCTACGCCAACGACCCCACAACAGAAGTGTTGTGTATTGCGTTTGGCACCGCACCAGAGAACGTACAAGTTTTTAAACCAGATAGAGGATTTGGTTTACTAAGGATACTAAACCACGTCCGCAACGGCGGCAAGATCCAAGCGTGGAACGCCATGTTTGAGTACGCTATCTGGAACTGCGTCTGCGTGCCTAAGTACCACTGGCCGGTATTAAAGCTCGAGCAGTGCATTGACACCATGGCCGTAGCCGCGGCCAATAATATACCACAGGGCTTGGATGAGGCCGGCGCCTTTACGGACGCTAAGTACCAGAAAGACCCTATTGGAAAGAGGCTTATTCAGAAGCTCTGTAAACCAAATAGCAAGGGTGGCTTTAATGACGACCCCGAGCTATTAAAGCAGCTCTTTGATTACTGTGCCCAAGACGTACGCACAGAGATGGCCATAGGAAGCGTTTTAAGGCCCCTGGAAGACGTCGAACAGGAAGTCTGGACCCTCACCCAGCGGATCAATACAAGAGGCGTTCCTGTGGATCCTAGAGAGCTCCACAACGCCTGTTTGGCCGTGGTAAAGGCACAGAATGCCATTGATAATGAATGCTTCGTTTTGACTGGTTGTAAGCCCTCAGAGAGAGCCAAATTACTGGCTTGGGTTAACAAGATGATGATTGAGCCGTTGCCAGATTTAACAGCCGAGACAGTAGAGAAAACACTTAAACTGGGCCACCTATTTAAACCCCTTCGTAGGGCACTGGAGCTAAGACAAGAGGGGAGCCAAACTAGCGTGGCTAAGTACGCTAAAATGTTGGAGGTACAACGTGAAGGAAGAATCAGAAATACGCTTGTCTATCATGGGGCTAGCACTGGGCGTTGGGCTTCTCGTGGTGGACTTAACCTACAGAATATCGCTCGGCCTAATCTATCCGATGAAGAAATTGAGAGATGTATACCTCGAGTTTTTGATCAGGCGACTGGTAGCATGGGAGAGCTATCCTCTCTTGTTCGAAGTGGAATCAAGGCGCCGGATGGAAAAACCTTTGTGGACGTTGATTTCTCGTCTATTGAGAACCGAGTAGGTGTCTGGCTTGCAAACCAAAATGATAAAGTAGAAATGTTTAGGAAGGGATTAGATGAATACAAAATGTTTGCCTCGCAGTCGCTCTACCGAGTGCCTTACGAAGAGGTTACAAAAGATCAACGACAAGTTGCTAAGTCCGCTGTACTTGGGGCAATGTTTGGGCAGGGTGCAAAGGGTCTTGTCCGCTATGCGGAAGGAATGGGAGTCAAGCTCGACGAGCCACAAGCAAAAAGCGCCGTAGATAACTACCGTACGTCGTATGCCAAGGTCAAGGAGTTGTGGGGGATGTGCGAGAGCGCGGCGATCCAGGCTGTAGAGAACCTGGGTTCGCCGTTCGCGGCGGGTGGAAAGATTACATTGAAGTGCGTGAAGGGTGCGTTATGGATGCACTTACCGAGTGGTAGGCTAATCTGTTGGCAAAGGCCACAGCTCGAGTTGCTCACTACACCCTGGGGGAGTGAAAAGCTCGGTGTTACGGTTCATAGCCAGAATACTTTTACCCGGCAGTGGACCAGGAACGCCATCATCGGCAGTAGTATCTTCCAGTCCGCGGTACAGGGTACCGCCCGTGATTTTCTTGCCGTGGCTATGCTTAACCTTGATAAAGCCGGTTACGAAGTGATTAACAGCGTGCATGATGAAGTCTTACTCCTCGTTGAAGAACAAAACGGGGAGTCCGCAATGGCCGACGTAATCCGTATTATGACTACACCACCGTCGTGGGCTCCCGATTTTCCTCTCGCAGCGGAGGGCTGGCACGGCAAGCGTTACCGTAAGTAATTACTTAGGTATGGAATAGTAGCGGTCTCCAATTTTTACCACCTTGGAGCCGCGCTCTTTTTCAGACGCCTCGGCCTTATCAAATGTCTCGTGTGCCTTACCCTTGAGCATTACATAACTATCTCTTGGTAAATCTTTTAGCGTGCGCTCATCATCTGATGTCGGCGCAACGGATCCCCAGTGACCCAAATCTTCTCCGGTACCAGTTGGGCCCATACCGTACGCCATAGCAGTTTTATAATCGTAGTCTGAGCTTTCAGGATTAAACTCAGCGCGGCCACCGTTTGCTTTTCCTTCAACAACCTTCTTAACAGGCGTTGGGTAGAACAGTAGACCAACGTCGTCATTGGCGTAGCCCTTATAGCCTGCCTGTTTAATTAAACGCTCTAGCTCGTTGAGTTGTTGTTTCTCATCAACCTGTTGAATGCCTTGACTCATTAGATATGGGTCAAGGCTTTTTTGTTTAGCGATTGCAGACAATCCTAGTGGATCCTCATGCAGCGGATAAATATTTTCTGCTGTTCCCTGGTACTTGTGTGGGCCCAGTCCTTGCTCTGGTTTAACGCCAGGCTTGTCTACATAAAAGTAAGAGCGTGGCTTGATATCTGGTGCGTCTGTCAGACGTGATGCCTCCGCGCCCTTGATGCCTTTACCATACATGCGTGGGTCTAGTTGGCTAATTGATGGTGCGTTGGAGAAGTGTACAAACGGTAGTGACTTAGCGTGCTCTAACATTTTACCAATTTTACCACCACCAGCAAAACCTTGGTAGTTAATATCAATCTGCTCTGGTGGCAGGATCAATGGCTTCTGTGGTGCGTACTTAAACTGCTGACCTAACTTAACAAGCTGATCGTTAATAATAGATGGGTCACCACCAGATTTTATTAATTGCTCACGTTGAGTTTTTAGTTGGTTCATTGCATTGATTAACTCTTCGTTCATGCCAGAGTAGCTCACTAAAGAGTTTTGGCCTCGCGTCTCAGTCGCCGCCGCTAAGCGCGCCAGTGGCGAGTACATCTGTGAGTGTGCGCCGTAGGCTAGCTCTTCACCTTTGGGGCCAAACGACGCGCCAGTGGTGCCGTGACCAAAGTAATCATGCACGGCCCTGAACTGTTCGTTTGCCTCTTTGCCAAGTGCTGGGTGTGGTTCACCACCCTGGAACACTGTTAGCTGTTTATTTTGTAGTGCATCCTCAAGCATCTCCTTAGAGCTCTTGTATGCCTTCTCACCGGTTGGGTCAAACGATAACTTAACGCCTGATCCTTGGAGTGCCTGGAACTGACCGCCTGTCTCCTTGGCCATCTGCTGGTAGGCTGCCTGGGTTAGCTCGTCATAGTTAGTGGCACCAGATTTTCTGACAAGGTCTGGGTTCATCTGCAGGTACTGCTTAAAGATTTGCTGTTTTACCTTTGGGTCAACGTTTTCAGATGATAGCATCTCAAACGCTCTAGCCACCGGTGTCTGTTTTTGTGCCGATGATACCGGCATTTTTTTAATTGCGTCTAGGTTAAATTTAGGCGCAATCTTTTTTGCCAGTTCAACCGCGGCGTTTACCTTACCACCACCAGCATATTTTTTACCAGGAAAATCTGTAAGATTTAAGCGCGGGTCATTCCAGTCTGTTATCTCTAAGTCTTTACGTGGCGCTAAAATCAGCGGGCCGCTCTGTAATTTTTCTTCTGCCTTAAATACTGGTAGTCCGGTGCTTTTATCATAGAACTGGGAGTGCTTGCGTGGGTCCATGCCAATCTGTGTATAGCGAGGATCTTTTAACATTTCGGCCATCATGCGACGAACCTCGTCGTCTGGCGTGCCTTGATGAATGCCTTTAATTTGAGCCTTTGGAGTTTTGTCTGTTCCCATTTTAGCGCCCATTGGTGTAAGTGCCTGTGGTTTGGTGCCAAGGCCTACACGCACAAACGTATCTGGTGATGAATAAAACTCAACATCTTTAAGGTGTCCGGTTCTGCCGTAACTAATTGGCTTACCAGTGGCAGCATCGTGTGTTGTGTCAACGTACACACCTTGCCGGGTATACGCTGGAATATCTAAACGATTACCAACGCGCATACCCACCGGCACCGGGGCCAGTGCCTTAGGTTGTTTGTCTGATGATAATGCGTTTCTGATCTCGTCATCGGTATAGTTTGGTGGTAGCTCTTTCCACTGACGAATTGGCAAAAATTGATTTGCAATGCGAATACGCTCTTCTTGACTGATGTTGCCCTTGAGGTACTCTTCTAGTGCCTGAGCTACTTTGGGATCTTGACCGTGTGGGTGTCTGGCTAGCGCTTTACCAAGCTGAGCCAAGGTACCAACCTTACCACCGGGCGCGTAGCCAACGGGGCCACCCTTGGCCTTCATAAAGTCTGGTGACTCAGCGTCTTCTGGGTTGAACTTGGCAAACTTGCCACGGATGTTTTTTGGTTCAAAGACACCGACGTTAGGTATACCACCTTCCATCACATGGAAAGTATCGTAACCTGAGCCTCGTAAGTATTCCAAAAAATTGGGGTCTTCAATGTATCTCCATTTACCCCCCAACAATCCTTTTTTAATATCTTTTGGTTCATACCAATCACTACCCTGAAACCCTTTTGCCATATATTCTTCAACAATCTGTTTACCTTCGGGAGTATGGGGGTCCCATTGCTTACCTAAGTTTACATTAACTGGGTACATAGTAGCACCAGTTTTATACTCAGGCTTTGTCATTTTCATAGGTAAAAATGATTCAGCAAAATCTGGATCGCGTGTAACAAACGTGACGTCCGGGGTTTCTATTCTCCTGGGATCAGGATTTTTTGATGAATCAAATGCTTTAATCTTATTTGACGGGCTGCCGTGGTAAAAGCCGCCGGTGAATTTTTTCTTAAACGCCTCGACGGCTGCCTTCATTTGTGCAGGTGTTAGCTTTGGCATTTAGCACTTCCACTTACGCAGAGCTTTATTGATACGTGAGTCTGGATCGTTTGCTGTCTTGCTAGACGTTAGCTTTTTCTTCATCCCACCCATCCTGGCGCAGAATGACTTTTTACGTGAGCCACCCTCTGGCTGTGGTGCCTTTAGCTCACCGCCAGTCTCGCGCTTGTACGACGCGCGCCCCAGTGCGTTCAAGCCACCCGATGGGCTCTTGCCCTCAGAGCGCTGCCATGCCGGCGTTGTAGAACCGCCTTCTTTTTTGCCTGCGCGTTCTTTACCCATCAAAATTAAATCTCTTGCGTTTTCTGGTGATATACCTAAGCGTTTAGCAGCCTCAGCTATTTGAATTGCTTGAAGCTCTAGTTTACCGGCACCAATGGCCGTCTTAACTCCGGTCTGTGGTGAACCAGCTCCCCACATAATAGCTTGCGCAGGAACAGACTCTAGGTCCATAGCACCAGCAACATCTTTTTTCCACCAGGGAGCTAACTGCTGCAGCTCGGGTGTGGACACACTGGCAGAAACTTCTTTGCTTGTGCGAACATCCGGTAAACCAATCATGCGGCTCCAGTGCGCATCACCAACCGGTAGATCTGTTTGAAAACCAAGCTCGGGAACACTGCTAGCCTGAATGTATGGTGGCGCCTTAGGACTAATCATGCCGTGCTCACCGGTTTCCATAAACTTTCGTTGTGACTCCGACGCACGTTGATGTCCAACACGACCAGGTATGCCAATCATATCAGCAGGTATACCTTCAATTAAAGGTTTGTCACGTAATCCACCATACTTAATCCAATCAGGCATTCTTCCCTGCTCGGCCAGCCAGTTAGCAGCCGAGGCTCGGTTAAACTCAACAGGCACTGGTAGGTTAGGCGACTCAATACCTCCAAACGTATTCAATCTATGATACATCTGCTTGGCCTTTTCTTCACCCATTAGTTCAACCATACGGTGGTACTTAGGGTCCATGGTGTACCAGGCGTGCATACCTTTGTAAAGCTCAGGCGCGTTTGTTTTTACTTCACCAAGGACATCAATCAATCGTTGTGTATTGCGCGGGTTCATCACTGCTTCTGCGGCAGCGGAGCCCTTAGGATTTTTTGACGCACCGGGTATAAAACCGGGCACATTACCTTGACGCTGAGACATCTCAAACAAATCATCCCGAGTAACACCAAATAAACGCTTAAGCATTGGATCTTCCGAGGCAACGCGTGCTGCGGCCTCCTGAGCGATAATATCAGGACGCTTATAAATGCCGGGGAACTCATTACGGAGTGGGTTTGTCACTGTCTGTGCGTTTACTGGTGCCATATTACCAAAGCTCATGCCAGGTGACATTTTAGCTGCAACTGACTTAGCCAAGGTTTTGGCTCTACCTAATTTACCACCTCCCTCAGCTAAATGGACCAGTCCCCCTTTTTTCATAGGGACGGGCATTTGTTGTTCTTGTTGCTGTGGCTGTGCCGCGGCGGGTTGTTGTGACTTGCGTTTTAGGTAGTCAAGGTATTGGTTTAAACCTTCGGCGCCGGCGCTAATTGCCGCGCCACCGTACCGAGCGGCGGGGTGTGGGAAAAATGACGCACCAGCACCGAGCGTGCCAATTGCACTTAGCCCGCTACCAACAACGTCACCTTGTTTCAGACGGTTGTATGTGTCAGCGCCCTGGTATCCAGCGGCACCACCAGCCAATGCACGGCCAAGCCATGGCACGACGCCAGACTGTGCGGCGCCACCTAAGAATGTGCCGGCTGTTTTAACCGGGCCGTAGATAGCCTTATCTATTAATCGAGACATAGCAGACGCCGGGGGTGCAGGAGGGGGTGCGGGAGGTGCGGGAGGTTGTGCGCGGGTAAAGCCGGGATATTTTTTATGTAGATCGGCCTCTCTACGAACGCGTTTAGCGGCCTCGTTTTGAGCCTGGCCATAGTTTTCCCAGTTCTGAACGCTTTGCTCAATGGTAACGCCGCGTGGGTTAAATGGCGTGCCAGATGGTGTGGCTACCTTAGCGGCTGGGGCCGTAGTTGTTGGGGCCTTGTTAGATTGAACGGCCTCAACGCCTTTGTTTACTAATGGGCCAACTACCTCACCAGCAATTGCACCACCAATCGTTGGGTTTAACACGTTAATAAGGTCTGCGTCGCTAACCTGTGATACCGAGGTCTTACCCCCCGGAACACCTTGTTGGGATTCCAATGTACGAATGTAGTCAGCAATTTGTTGTGCGTCTTCTTTGTTGCCGGCCGCATCGGCCTGCATCAACGCATCATAGGCTCGCTCTAACTCTTTATCCATTATGGGGTTGTCCTAGGAGGATATTTATTTAACAATGAAGCGCCGGGGTGTTTAGGAGCTGCTGAGGCACCCTTTATCTGAACTTCGGAATCTAAAATTCCGCGTAGTTCTTTTTCGTATGCCGCGACTTTATTTTCGTATTCTTTCGATGTCCTAAACGCGTCAAAGTCTAATGGCTCGCCGGGTTTTTTAGTGCGGCGATACATTTGACCTAACTCGTTATCTAGGTTTGCCCTGGCAACTAACATACGCTGGCGTTTAATTAATAGCTCGGGGGTATCTGCCAACGATCCGGCGATACGCTCAAACATTGAACGCTCAAAGTCAGAGACGGAGCCCTGGCCCTGTGATAGCTTAGATGCCTCGAGTGCGCCCTTTGCCAAGTTCTGTGCAATCTCACGACGGGCGTTAATCGCCTTTTGATTTGTGCCGGGCATGGTTAACAACAACGCATCTTCAATTGTCTTAATACCAATCGCGCCGGATGGTGTGTTTAATCCGTCACGTAAAATTGTCAATATTGCATTAGTAACCCCAGGTTTAGCAATGATACCTGCCGCCGTTGGATTATCTAATACAAGTTTTTCTACACGCTCTGCAGATGTCTTGCGCTCAGAGACAGAAGCCGGCTCTGTAACCGTCTCAAATGAGAGCTGTGCCTTTTGAACGTTCTCTGCCGCGCCTTTAGCTTGTTGTTCACGAAAGGTAGTTCTTATTTTACTCTCAGTTTCTAATTGCTCTGGCGTAGGTCTTGGACCCTTTGCCGCCGTCGTGGTGGGCGTTACAGCCGCCGGTGCGGCCGGTGCCTTCTGACCAGACTCAAACTCGGTGATTGCCTCGTTTACACGCTTACGTGCCTCTTCTGTGTTTGGAATTGGCGCGGTTGGCTCGATGCCTAGCTTACCGGCGATAAACTTGGCGTAGTTGGCGGTAGACTCTGGGCTATTACCCGGAGCAGTTGCCGGCGACCAAGTCTCGGCTAACATGGCCGGGGTGATAATGTTGACGTCACCAAAGCGCTGCTTAACCGCCGGGCTTTGACCACTTAGCTTTACCTTAGTGTCTTCGTCGAGCGCTTTTTGTCCGGCCTCTAATGTGTTAAACTTTAAGAACTCGCCGGTCTTAGGATCTTTTAAATTACCTGGGTTGTTGTTGCGCATGCTTACCGGCTGGCCAGATTTATCTGCTGGCGCGCTCTTTAATGCTTGCTGAGTCTCGGGAGCATCTTTGTATAGGTTTGGATTGGCACGATACTCACGCACTGAAATAACTTTGCGGGTAAATGAGCCATCTGGATTTTCAACAACAACTGGCACCTTGGGAACATCCATCTCAGGGTTGGCGGATACCTCTGCCTGTTTTTGTGCCCAGGTGTTATATATTTTATCGTACTCTTCTTGCGTTCTGGCGTTTAATAACGCGCGTTTAATCTCAGGTGGTATTTGAACTCCACCGGCCGCTGGAGCTGCGCCAGCACCACCCTCACCACCACCAAGTTCCATGGCTCGACGTTTTTCAAATGCTTGTTGTTGTGATTGTGCGGCCTTGTATGCGGCCATCTGTGCGCGCATGTCAAACAGTTCTTTGGCCTCTCGGGCTTTTTGTTCGTCGCGAGCGGCAAGGCCCCTCGTTGGCCCTTCAAGGCCGCCGGACGCCCAAGCCGCGGCATCTTTTAATCCACCTGTAAATAGACTGAACGCGCTTTCGCGTTGGTCAATCATGCGCTGCATGTTTTCTAAAATGCCTTGTGTCTCGGTGGAGTCAAGGGATAGCATCCCCTTAGGCGTTATACCAGTTTTACTCGTCGGTGCAGTTACCGGAATAGAACTAAGACCGGTGATGTTGTTTTCTGTTGTCTCGTTTGCCATAATTATCTTTAGAATTGATTATCTAAACCAAAACTACTATCACCGTTCTCAAGACCTTCACCACCGCCAAAATTAAGACCTCCTCCTCCGGTATCAATATCAAGACCACCGCCGCCAGTATCAAGACCGCCACCGCCTGAATCTTCATCGGTGTTACCACCAGTTGGTGCATTACCAGAATCAATCAAATTACCATCTTTATCAAATCTTTCATAAGACCCATCTGCATTAGTTACTAAACGATTTCCAGTTGCGTCAATTACTAATTTACCACCACCACCAGCTAAATCATAGGTACCAGCACCTAAGCCAGCACCTAAGCCAGAACCCGCATAACTGCTGCCGGTAATTCCTTTAAATAATTCAGGTATACCACCCTTAATGCCAAGGTCTGATAATAGTTTATTTGTGCCGGCAACTGACCCACCCACTGCACTAGCAATCGCAGCAATTTGCTGAAGCGGCGATAGCTGGGTAGTGTTTTTCTGTGTGGTGCCTACCTGCATTGAGCCAATAATTTTAGCTAGTGCCGATGATGCAAGCAACGGATCGGCCTGTTGTGTTTGCCCCAATGTCGTAGCTGTATTAATTCCTTTTTCAGCGACACTGCCAAGATTTGTGGCGGCATTTACACCAGTCTGTTGGTTTTGTAGTGCGGCTTGCATTTGATCTGCAAACAATTTAGACTGTGCATCAGTTAGTGCCTTGTTTGCGGCTGTCTGTGTGCGCAGACTTCCAAACTGTCCAGATGCCGTCCCGGCCGCTGTAGGGACCGCCATAAGGTCTGGGGCTAACTGATTTAACTGTTGGTTTTGTGCTTGAAATAAACCACCAAGGGCGGTGGATGTGTTGGGGGTAACCTGGCCGGTTGTTGCGTCAGTAATCCAAGGATTAGCCGCGCCGGTACCGATTTGATTAAGTGTGCCTTGTGCTTGCGTAAAAGGATTAGTACCAGTGCCATCTAGTTGCGATATGGCACTTCCGGCAACTGTGTTAGCGAGTGCTGGAACTTTAGCCCCAGCAGTGGTTGCGCCGCTCACTAAATCTTGTTGTGCCTTATCATACCACGAAGGCATCGTGGTTGATTGGGTCGCTTGGTTTGTGGTAAAATTACTGAATCCGGCCATATTATTTCTTCGCTTTTTTGTTTGCTTCTAACAAATAACCTAACGCCCCTTTGCTATCTGGTGGTAGCTTTTTGGGGTCCGCTTTGCGCTTGTGGTCACGAATTGCACTTAAGAACTCATCTAATATTTTAGCGCCACTGTCGTTACTTCCATTACCTAAAGAGGATACTACATCAGCTGGAATTACAAATTCTCCATTTGCCAGCATTGCTGGAATGCTATCGCTTGTGCCGTCACCGTTTCCTTTGACGTAGCGATTACCGATTGAGTTTAATCCACCCTCACTGTAAAACTCTGGCTCATGGCCTGGAACATTGCCACCCTCAGCTAATTTAAATATTTTACCGTACGGGTACCCTGGCAAAGTAAAGTCAATTTTTGCTTTTGTTAGGCTAGGAACCAGCTTCATAATTTTGTTGTTTGAGCCAGTAAACTGTGACGGTGTGTCGCCGGCTATGTCATACACGCCCGGCTGGTCTTGTGTAGAAGTAGACCCACCCGTAGCAAACAAACCAACGTTTTCGTCAGGCTGTCCCTGAGACACTTCACCAAAGATACTAAACTCAGGGTTACCACTTGCAATTCCAGGTGTCAATGACGAGCCTAAATAATTAACGCCGGTCGTTGTGGCGTCTAAACCTGCGGGGGTAGTTGTTGTGCTCTTTGGACTTCTTGTCCCCCGTATTGCCTTACTATATTTTGCCGCCTTAGATAACGCGCCCTTTATTGAGGGGAAGTTAAACTTAAAGCCAGTTGGTGATGTTTCGTCTGGAGTTTCTTCGTAAGTGTCTGGATAAAAATCTTCATCTGTTGACTCTGTAAAATCAACAACGTCGCCATTTGCGTCGGTTGTTATAGTAGAGCCGTCGTCAAATGTTGTAGTCTTTAATCCACCAGAGTCACCTGTTTGTGATGTGACACTGCTCATATCAAAATCTTCGCCGGTGCCAGTATTCATAACACCGCCGCTCATATCAGAATATGGATCTCTATATTCAGATAAAGCATCTAGCGGGGATTCTTCTTCTAGAGATGGTTCTTTGGCTAAGACATCTAGCGGTGACTCTTCTTCTACAGATTCGGTTAGTGTTGGGTCTGGCAGAGGTTCTAAATTTTCGGACCCGGGCGGTGCCGCCGTTACCAATACGTTTGAATCTGTTGACGCCGTTGGCGCGTACGGTGACACGCCGGATTGATCTGCGTCCATTTGACCCTGCGCTATGGCATAGGCTTCCTCTGGAGAAAACCCAGAGTCTATAGCGTCTTTAAATATTTGTGATGTAGTTAACGGGTCTGTTGTTGGAGATGTAATGTTAGCTAGCTGTTCTTGCCCTTCAGCTAAATTAAAATCTTCGCCGGTGCCGGCATTTGTAAAACCGCCACTCGTATTAAAATCTTTTACAGCATCTTTAGCAAATGATGTTGCACCAGATACAATTCCAGTGGCCAAGGCTTGGTTTATATCACCGGTTTGCGCGACTGTGGATATTGTTTTATTGAGGCCCTGGTCAATAATGTCGCTGCCTGTTGTTAGGCCTAATTCATTAACTACACCCTGGGTGGCAAAGTTAATTGCAAAATTTGTCGCGAGATTTACAGGGTCGGCGCCTTGGGCTAGTTGCGAGGCGGTGTTAAGTATCAGAGCCGCCTCGGCTGTTGTGGCACCGGCCCACAGGTAAGGGGCCGCGTACGGCGCAGCTACGGCGACCGCAATTAAAGGTAGCGCCTTTACCGGGTCTTCTATGATCGCTTCTACTGTTTTTCCTACGGACTTGGCAGTGTCTTCAACTACCTTACCTACGTCTTTAGCAACGTCAGCAATAACGTCACCAACGGCACCAACCGCATCACCGACGGACTCAAAGGCGTCTGATACGGCTTCTACAACGGCTGCCATTATTTACCAAGCCTTTCACCAAGAATTAATGTTACTTGAATCTGATTGTCTTGTGTCTTAGCAACGGTGTACCCCATCTGTGGGTTCTGTAGTTCTTGTTCTTCGCGGCCAATAATCTTAAATACGTTTAATACAGAAGGATCAGAAAATTGTGTTTTTAATCCTTTAAACCCATCAGAAACTGCTTGGTCAACAAACTTTTTGCTATTCTCTACAAAGTTTTGCGCGGTATCAGCGTTTAAAGCCCGGAACATACCATATTCTGGTTTGCTTTCCGAGCGGTGGATAATAAAAATTGTGTTACCAAAGCGGTAAATTACTGCGCCCTTTATACCAAGCTCACTAACAAAAGTTAGATATACCTGTTTGAATGAGTAGGGCGAGCGCGTATTTTCAGACGCGATCTTTACGATTTGGTCTGTTGGCAGCTCTTGTTGGTTGCTATCGACCATCTCGGCCATAGTAATCCTTTACTTAGAAACTGCTGCTCTTGCGGCTAGGGCCTCTTCTACAACCTTTTGGAAGGCTGGGCTAACAGCGTTTGTGTCAATCTTACGATTAGCCAGAATTGCGTCAGCAACTGCTTTGTCGTTTAGATATTTCATGGTTTGTTGGCCGTGCATACTATCTCCTTTGGTTAAATACTTCTACTTATACTAATGCAAAAATAATCAGTTTGTCGCCCTAAATTAAGTGCTTGGACCATTTAAAATAAAACTAAGTGCAGAGGCCCACTCCTGCCACGTCTCAAACGCCTCTGGGTCTGGCACTGGGTAGCTTTCAAACGTAGTCAACTGGCTAATGTTTTTAGCAACCTGTTTCCAATTATCCTCAATGTCATACATAATTGGCTCCTCACTAAAGTAGTGTAGGAAGTTACCGTTCCAATCTTCCCAAGACATATACTCTGGGTCGATTGGGAAAAAACTCTGGGTACTCACGGTCTCTCGTCGCCGTACTCTGCCGTAATTAACAAACGGCCCATCTCAAAATTACCGTCCAGTACGTTAGACTCAAACTTTAGTCTCATCTCGCGGTGCTCTACGCGCAGGTCAATTTTGCCGGTGTCTGGGTCAAAGTAAAAAGGCCCAGAGTTTTCTATATCACCACGGGCAAACTTACGACCAAGAATAGTCATTCCCATAGTACCAGACTGAACAAAGTCCGGCTCAATACGTCGTAGGTGCATCCTGCGGTTTACACCGGTTGCGCTGTCTTGGGCCGGTATACCACCAACCCAGCTAATGTCGCAGGTTGTAATACTTGAGGTAATTGCAAACTCTTGGTTAAACGTGATTGCGTTTGTGCCAAACTCATGCTGCCAAAGTGGGTACCCACCCTCGATGTAGTACACCAAATTACCGGCAACAAGAGCCGGGTTAAAATTTGTGTCTACCGTAATTAACGTCACACCCGTTGGGTTAGTCGCCGCTATGGCAGACGTAAATAAAAACTGACTAGTTACTACCTTGTAAACCGTTGGGTTGCTACCGCTAGATGTGGCAATGTAGTCACCGGCACCAAATGTAACTGACACGTCTCCGGTTAAATAAATTTGGTTAGAGTTTAAAGCTGGTTGGCTGGCGGGTTTGGCAATTACAGTAAACGGCGGGCTAAATGTGTTTATATCTTCCCAGCTAGCCCATATTGGCGTTGGGAAGATTTCTGTGGTATAACCACATGATCTGCGTGATCCAGACGCACTTCCAGCGTCGTACCAAATTTTATCTTTAACGTTGTATATGATTGCGTCGGTGCATTCTGTTGCATCGCCACGGGGATAAAAAAACCAGATCTCATTATACCGAGGTACTTTAGTGGCCCATACCTTTTGGCGCTGTACGAAATTGAGGTTATCAAATAGCCAGTTTACGTTTTTATCATTTGGCAGTACAGAGACCGCACCGTTATATAGGTAGAATCGGTCAACACCCATCCAGTAAAATATACCATCCATCTCAACAAAACACGAGGATGATATGGTTGAGATCTGGCTAGAAATAATATCATAGCGCCAGTACAGCGGATTCGTGCCAGTAAACGAGACACGAATCAAACTATCGGTTGCCCAAAACATTCCGGATGGTGAGTTAGTACCACCACGCACGGGTATGCCTCTAACAATCTTAGACGAGGCCATGTTGACCTGGTTAGCGGTTGCTCCATTCCAGTCAGTAATTGTCTGCTGGTTGTACGTTGTTAGTGTTGTATTGGTTGCGACGTTGTTGTTGGCAATAAAACCGTCTGATCCATACACAAACGTAAATGGGTACAACACACATACGCCGCCGTCTACTACAATTGGGCGATAGGTTGGGTTTTGCCCACCAGTATCTGCTAACCCTTGAAAGCTCCATTGGTTTGAAGCATTTGGTAACAAGCTGCCGGTTAGTACTTGGGTCTGAATGGCGTTGTCAATATTTGCTAAGTTTAGGCCTGGGTGAGCCAACACTTGTAACGAACCGCCAGCGGGAGAGTACTGTAAATCAAACTGCCACAACAGATTTGCATCAGCGGTAAATGTTTCATCATACAACGACACCGTTGTTGGTGACCCAGCAATACTAGATGTCGTTACAATTACCGTAGTATTTGGTGCCGTATATGATGAACTAATTACTGTTGTCTGTGTAGCTGTGTTATTACTAAAAATAACTTTCATGCCTGCGGGAAATGCCGCGGTTACATTGCCTGCTACAACAAACTGACTGACGGTATTAGATACTAAAGTAAATGGAGAATAGCCTGGTAAAATATTTACAGTAAGCGGACCACTGCCAACACCAAATGTAGTGCCTGTTGTAAATACTTCTAAACCATATTGGTTACCAACGAATACGTAATTAACGCCATTGTACGAGTTGGCAATCATGCCTCGTGGAATACCAGTAAACGTTGCAAACAGTTCACGATAGCCACCCATTTTCTTAGGCACACCACGTTGAAAACGGCACCACTCTCCGTCACTAAAATCCCGCGACTCAAATACTGTACCGTCTCGTTTTATACCTGGCTGCACGCCAAGTGTATATACCAGATTATACTGATCTGGTAACTTGTTTTCTCCGGCCATTAGAACGTCCCACCACTGATGGACCCCGCGTTAAATGCTGCAGGTGTTGATACTTGGGGGCTCAACGTGTTGGTATTATCAATCGTTAACATATTAGTTGAGTTGGCTGATAGACCAAGCACATTAGTTCCGACTAAGTACATACCCGTGTTGGTGTTGTTAGTAAAAGAGTGTGACGGTGCCGCGGCGGTTCCATTAATTGCAAGGAATATATTGGTCGTTGTTTGGCTAATAACATACAAGAAATTGCCGTCGCTTAGCACTAAGGCGACAGCGCCGTTCGCTAAACTAATTGGCGTCTGCAGGCTTCCAGATACTTGGAACGTGATATTGTACCCAGTCTGACCTGTGTCGTTAACCAACACGTACAGCTGCGTCGTAGCTGGAAGAGTAACAGCCAAAGTAGCTGCTCGTGTGCCGGATAGCGCGACATACGTCTGAATAATTGGGGCGTATGATACTAAACTAAAAGTGTTGACAAGAATAGAGTCTACATCATATGATGCAGACGTGAATGTTACATTAGACGGCGCCGCCAAACCAACGGTAAAGAAGTTGTTGGTTGACTGTTGGAACAGAATAAAACCTGACTCCGCCGGGTTTACACCTAATGTTGAGCCGCCGTTAATTAACGACGCGCCCTGTGGTGCAAATGTTAACGTGCCAGTTCCGGTATTTCTAAATGCAATAAACCAACCCGCCGTTAAACTGGCTGCCGTTGGTAAGTTAATAGTGTTGTTACCGGCGGTCCAGATAAATGTGCTGGCACGGCTGGCGTTGGTAATGGTTGGTGGAGATGACACCTCAATAATGTTTTGTGTGGTGTTTAGTTGGCCAGAAAGAGCTACTAAACCAAGGCCGGCTAGTGAAGCGGCATCAGCAGATGATGTACCAGTACCAAACGTAACGTTTTGCCAGACACCAGCAGAGGTTGTATTACTAGATAAGTAAAAGTATTTAGATACACCGGCGGCAATTGAAACCGATCCAGTGCCTGCAAAATCTTGTACAGTAAACGCTACAGCACCAAAGTTACGGATTAAAATATCTGCGCCGGTGGTGCCTTGGTTTGCCTCTGGCAGTTTAATTATTAAACTGGCGACAGATGGTGTGGCGTCAATAATACGCGCGGCGGGGACTTGATCTGGGTTTACAACGGCTGGCCAATAGAGCTGTACGTTTGCGCTAAAGCTAAGCGCATAGTATGACACGTCGGTTGGTTGTACAACTGTTCCGGTAAACGGTGATGTAAATATTGGCATAGTTTATGGTTCCTGGACCGTAGTATTTCTATCAATACGACGCGAGTTGTCTTCTTTTTTCAACGCAGCTAGTGACTCAGTGTAGTACCCCTTCCACACAGGCAGTTTGTCCAAGGCTTTTAAATACCCTTGGGCCTGTAGTAAGGTACCAAACAACATCGCCTGTGGGCACTCGCGCGTGAACAAGTTTGTTTGATTACTATCGTCTAGTGGCTGGATTAGGCTATAATATATAATTTCTACTGGGTAGTCATCATCTGGCTTTGGTGCAAAGTTCCAGTTGTTGTAATCATACTCACCATAATACTTTGGTTGTCCATTTGCGGATTCCGATTGGTACTGTGCAATGTAATCTTGTGAGCGCAATAACATAGGCGCACCATTAACTTTCATTGACACCGTTTTACGCCAACGGGCCGGCTTTGCCAGTACGTCTACATTGGTGGGTAATGTGGTCTCCACTACAGTTAATTGTAGTAGTGATTTTAACTCGGCGGCAATTGCGGCCTCAGCCAAACCAATTAGGCTAGGTATCTGTGCAACAAATTCAGCGTCGTCACGTTCCATGTAACGCTGGACGTCCTCCACCAGATTGCTGTAGGTCATTACGTATGCGCCGCTCATCGTGTGTAGTAGCTTATGTTAGGTTGGAAGTAGATTGGTGACTTGTCACGCTCTTCTTGCGCTGCGTCGTATTCTAGTTTAGTGGCCTGTGTCTCTAAGTACTGTACACGGTTTATATCAATCTGTGGTAATTGTAGCGCTAGTTTGTGTGATAGGCTGGCCTGGATAGAACCAATCCAGCGGTTTGGTAAATACAATTCATTTGTTAACGAGCCAACGTCTGGCATCTGTGTCTCTACAATTAATTGAAAGACTTGGTAGTTATTGTTTGGTACGGGCCACAAATACATACGTGGCTCGATCAGACGATCAAACCAGTACTGCAATGTGCGCTGGCTGGGGAATTGTTTATTGGGAAGGCTCCAGTAGTCATTACGGTTTAATCTGGCCATGGGAATAACTTGCTGGCTCTGCGCAAACTGGATGGCGCGCAACGAGAATGTTGCGGCTGCGTTTCGGTTTTTTAATCTAAAGTAATAGAATGGTTGTGTGGCGTTAATGCTAAAGTATGCCCATTCACGATCAGCCAATGTAGTGGACGGGAATGATTCCCACACCGTCCAGTTTGTTCCGTCGTCACTAACTTCAAAGTCTAACGTATAGGTTGCCGTTGTGCCTGGGCAGTACGCATTAAACCCAACGTAAAACAAACGGGTTTGGTTGCTGTATGCTGCACCAAAGAAGTTATTTTGTAATGTTGTGGTTGCAAAAAGATCTAGTGTATCGTTTGCGTCTTGATCAAACAGGTTAACCACGTTTACGTTTGACGTTGGGATTAGACCGCTGTACGCTGGGTTAGTAATGTATACCCAGTTTGCCTCACGCACGTCAATCGTGCTCTCGGGTAATGAAACCCACTGCGCATTTGTTGGCGCGCCGATGACTTTGTTTTCTAAGAGCCACAGGTTAACGCCGCGGTTAGATAGGTTTTGTAAGATGTAATACAGAGCCTGTTTACCTGCGTCAACATACTCGGGCGTCATCTCTTCTGCCGTTTTACCAGCATCACGATAGGCGTACGAGATCAACTGATCTATGTTGATTTTAGTCTGGTTAGTTGTACCAGAGTATGACATAAATTAACGTCCCCTGCCGGATGGGCGTTTAGTTACTTGTTGTGGAAGGTTTGGCTTTGCCTTGCCGGCTTTGATAAATTCCTTGCCAACCTTTTTGGGGATGCCAATGGTTGACTTACCAGCCGCTGCGGCGTACATCGCCTTCTGTTGCTGTTTAGACTCTATTGGCATATTAGCAAGTCTTTCCGCCTTTTTTGCGGTTGATTAGACTGCCTAATCCACTACCCATGCCACCTTTTTGTGCGGCTGCTGCGGCTGCTGCCTCTTGTGCATCTAATTCTTGTTGTTGCATTGGGCTTAGCATGGCGCGGTTTTTAGCGCGGTTGGCTAAACGCATTTTTTCTGTATTAGACATTACTTGACCCATGGGGTCAACAGTCATGCCGCCTGTATTCATTTTTTTTACTTCGCCACCTTTTTTAGCGTAGCCCATCTTGTTGCGTACGTTAGTTGGGAGTTTGGCTAGGCCAGGGTTCTCTTCTGTGTCAACAGATTTTAATGAGCCACCCTCAGCACACTTTTTTGAGGAACCACCCTTCTTCATCATTGGGGGAGGTGTCATGCCCGTATCTAGGCTCATTGTTGGTGCTGGCTCGGCAATGTTTGACATCGCTGGCTTAGTAGCTGCCTTTGACGGTGCCTTAGCTTTTTTGGTTTTTCCGCCGGCTTTGTAGCGACCTACGCAACCGCCTTCTTTCTTCATACGACCACCATTTTTTAGCTTAGACAGGTCAGTCTTCTCATTTTCGTGTGACTGCTTGTCGTGCATAGAAAACGCCTTCTTCACTACTTTTTTATCTTTGGCAGTGTCTTCGCTCATCTCTGATTTTTCAGAGTGGCGTGACTTATATTTAACAGCGCCGCCTTCTTTAAAGCACTGCATTTTTGGTGATGATTTAAAGCCGTCCATGGTGGTTCCTTCAGGTTAATGGTTCTATATCTACTAATGCAAAATTAAGGGTAATTACGCCCCGGCTAAAAATAACGATTTTTCTATTTGTCTACGTTTTTTAAGGACCGGCGGGTTGCTCCAATTAAGAAACGCTTCTCCTGCCTTGTGCACGTTGCCCTCGTTAAAGTGCTTAACAACCTCAGAGCGGGCCATGTTGTCTGGTCCAATGTTATGGCACAGGCTCATCAAGGCGTCAATCTGGTGCCGTTTGGGAATGCTGTTTAAAGCCGATTCTAGGGCCGTAGAGCACTTTTCTAGGTCCCGGTGTAGGATACCTATCACCTCGGCCTCAGAAAGCTCCCTATGGAGCAAATGAGCGTCCCTTTGGCGTATTAGGTGGCCAATGCCGGTCGTCCACTTGCCTCCGTAGTCCTGGTAGGCGCGGTAGCGCTTTCCCTCAAAGTGTTCAATTAATTCAACGGTTGAGTCCGCAACCCACTGAAATGGGGTGTGGGCCACAGCCCATTTAGCTAGGGGGTCGTGAAAACACGCGCCCCAGACAAGCGCAATCGCGCAGGCGTACACCGCCAGGTGATGTCGTAACATAGAGTCTCCTCGTTAGTTTGCTATATACTAATGCAAATTTATGCTAAGAAAAGGCTCTCGTGCCTGTTTTGTCGATAATAAGCGCCTGCTTACGAGGCGCGGTGTCTTTAGTGTTTGGGACGCTGGCGTGTGTCCAGGATCCAAACTCTTCAATAATCTGGTCAAATGGTATTCCTCCATCAATGCAGGCTTGGACCACCTCTTTGGGTGTCATGCCGGGGACTCTGATATCGGCGGCACAACCTAGCCTATGCTGGCTAGTGTCCTTGCTACCGACAGAGTCGTTGACTGATTTAGAACGAAACGCTGAGTTTACAAGGATCGGCTTGTTTAGTAGCGATCTGATTTGTTCCAATAACTCTGCGGTGCGTACTAGGTTAGCCGTCTCGGTGGCGTTGGGCGTGTTGTCTAGCCCTTTGCGTTGTGCCACCTCAGATGCGGTTAGTTCTTCTAGTGTAAAGTTAGGGCTTAGGTTCATTCTTTTTACTCCGAATCTCGGTTATTTTCTCCAGGCTACGTGACCCAAAATACGCCCCGAAGACGAGCATGCCCCAGTTTCCGAGCAGAGTAACATAGGACTCGTTGGCGTTGAGTCCAAAGGCGGACATCATCGCAAATACAAAGTAGCCACCAAGGATCGCTATGAGCGCCATGGGGCGAATATTTTTAGACAGCCAAGAGTCAGACGACATGTCAGACTTCCAACGATCTGAAATATTGTTCTGCTCGTTCATGTCGGCGTTAAGCTCGGCTAGCTTGCCCTCTTGCTGGAGCTTGATGAGCTCTTGTTGTGCTTTGGCTTTAGCCTCTGGGTCTGGGATTAGCTTGTCAATTATCTTGGTGCCAATGTCAAACAGCGCTGTGATCGGGAACATTATTTCTTACCCCTTATAGCCCCATACAACGTACCAGGCAACGAAACCAGCGACAAAAAAACAGTAGAGCTGAACTCTACGAATTTCGTGTAGGTCTTTGTTAAACAGCTTTTCATTTTCTTTTTTCTCCTTTAAGAGACGCGCCTTGATGACCTGTATGTCATCCCACGCCTTGGGGCCATAGTTTTTAATTACCTCGGCCTTCATCTTTTGCTCGAGGCGTTTTACTTCCTCGATGATTTTAAACTCGTCAAACGCTTTTAGTATGGTCTGGTCAACGTGAAACCGCTGTGCCTTGGCGCGCTCTTGGGCGCGTTGTTGGGCTAGGTCGATTGCTTCTTTTTGTACGTTAGCGATGCTGGCGGATAGTTCCTTACTCACGCCGCGGGCGGAGTCTAGGGAACCGCTAAGAGATTTTGCTCCTTCTAAAAAGCCAAGTGGATCTGACATTATTCATTTTTATTAGTGTAGTTTTACGAGTAATGCAATCATGGTTGCTATAATAAACCCTACCGAACCGACCAAAATCTGTTCGATGCGTTTTAGTCGTGCGTTAATGCCGGCGTATCGCTCGGCACAGACTGCCTCGTGGGCGGATAGCGCCGCTTCGTTTTTGTCAATTAGTTCGGTCATATTGTTTTATTAATTAGAATAAAAAGTTTCATTTATACATCCCCTGTGTTTGTTGATGGGAACGCGCGAGTGGGTACGTTTGTGCCGGGCCAAATAATACGTACGGCGCCGCCACCACCCTGGCCTGGATTTGGAGCTGCCTGCCCGGCTCCACCACCGTAAGCTCCACCGGAGTTATAACCTCCGGTTGCGCCACCAGATCCGCCTCCGCCACCATTTCCTGATGAACTAGGAGCGCCAGAAGTGCCGCCTGCACCGCTAGTGCCCTGACCCAAGATGCCAACGCCGCCGCCGCCAGCACTGCCATTGCCGCCGCCACCACCACCACCGCCGCCACCTAAACCCGCAGATCCGTTAGAAGTTGAGTTTACCGCGCCAAGCCC